AGCCTCGCCAGCAAATGATTGAATACCTGATAGGTGTCGGCTTACTATGCCTTATCGTGGCCGGCATCGTGGTACTATTCACCATCGTCACTCGGCTTGATTAACATGAGCACCATCCTTCATGACCGGATCACCCAGCGCCGCCAAACCGAGTTCGGCTCCGATATCCAAGATATCATCGCCAACGAGCTCGCCAAACGTGTTGCTGAAATCGGGAACACCCCAGCCGCAACCGAATTTGTCCAATCCCCTTGGTTCGACAGTGCGGGCGCCAAACTTAGCACGATCGCCCTCCGTTACGCCCTCGCTGGCGTCGCTGGCTGGCCAACTCTCAGCAGCGATACGAGCACTCCCGCCCGAGCGGAAAATGTCCCTCAACAGGACGACAAATGGTAATCACGGGTTCACAGTCGATGACCTCGTGAATTGCCTAGAAGCGTTCGCACGGGCTGCGAAATAGTCTCATCATCAGCATAAACGTTTCACGTAAAACCATGCAAGTTGCAGAGACGGTATCAACCGACGAAAAATCGTCAAAGCCGTGGCAGTTCAAGCCAGGAAACAACGCCAACCCGAAAGGGCGCCCAAAAGGCTCGCGGAATAAGCTCGGCGAAGCCTTCATTGAAGCCCTGCACGCCGACTTCGAGCAGCATGGCCCCAAGGTCATTGAGAAATGCCGCATAGAGAAGCCCGACGCTTACCTCAAGGTCATTGCCTCGATCCTGCCCAAGGAACTCAACGTCAATACCAGTGCTCTCGGTGAGATGAGTGACGATGAGCTTGCCGCTGTCTTCGCTTCCCTTCGAGCCCTCGCGGATACCTATACTGCTCAAATTGCTGGAGCAGGAAACCCAGAAGCGAGCGGCCCGCAATCGCCTGCGCTCTTATCGCCCCTACAGTAAGCAACTCGAGTTTCACGCCGCAGGAAAGGACAACTCCGAGCGCCTGTTTATGGCCGGTAACCAGCTCGGCAAGACGCTGAGCGGGTCGGCAGAATGGGCCATGCATTTGACCGGCCGCTATCCCGATTGGTGGCAGGGCGCGACATTCAATAAGCCCGTGATGATGTGGGCCGCCGGCGTCTCGGGCGAAAGCACGCGAGACAACCCGCAACGGCTGCTTGTCGGACCTCCAGCCATGGAAGAGCAGTGGGGAACCGGCATGATCCCCCACGACTGCCTGGTTGATCACAACCGGGCGATGGGCGTTCCGAACCTGCTCGATAGCGTGATTGTTCGGTGGGGCGGTGGCGGCGATGTCCAAGCCGGTCAATCGGTGCTGTCGTTCAAGAGCTATGAGAAGGGCCGCGAGAAGTGGCAAGGCCCGACGCTCGATGGTGTCTGGTTCGACGAAGAGCCGCCGTTGCCGATCTACACCGAAGGGCTCACCCGAACCAACAACGGCCAGCGCGGGCAGTTCATCATCGTGACATTCACGCCGTTGCTTGGAATGTCAGAGGTCGTTTCGCTGTTCCTGTTGGAAAACAAATCCTGAAAGTGTCGTCTTACCCCGGTCTGACACTTCACAACAAGGAATAAAATTCTAAATGGGCCGTCACGTCACGTCGATGACGATCGATGACGTTGAGCATTACACGCCAGAGCAGCGCGCGCAGATCATCGCGAGCTATCCGGCGCACGAGCGCGAAGCCCGCGCCAAGGGCATTCCGACGATGGGCTCGGGCCGCGTGTTCCCAGTGGCCGAGGAAACGATCACAATCGACCCGATCGCCCTGCCGTCGCATTGGGCGCAGATCAACGGACTAGATTTCGGGTGGGACCATCCATTCGCGGCAGTGAACCTGGCATGGGACCGCGACGCTGATATCGTGTTCGTCACCCGCGAGTATCGGGAAAAGCAAGTTACGCCGATCGTGCACGCCGCTGCAATCCGCCCATGGGGAAAATGGATACCCTGCGCTTGGCCGCATGATGGCTATCAGCATGACAAAGGCTCGGGCCTTCAACTCGCTGACCAGTACCGCGACCAAGAGCTCAACATGCTATTTGAGCACGCCACGCATTCCGAGGGCGGTTACGGCGTGGAGGCCGGCATCACGGAGCTTCTGTCGCGGATGACCACGGGCCGGCTCAAGGTGTTCCGCACCTGCACGCAATGGCTCGAGGAGTTCCGCCTTTATCACCGCGTCGATGGCCTGATCATCAAAGAGCGCGATGACCTCATGAGTGCAACCCGCGTCGGCATGATGATGATTCGCTTTGCCGACACGCAGAATCCGGTGTTCCGGCCGACTGATCCTTATGCCAACGCCGGCCGACGTAGCTCAAGCGCATGGGCAGCATGAATTCGATACTTCAACTCAATCCGCCACTATGGCTCGAGACTCCCCACGGCGAAGCCTTGGCACATATCGTCATCAATCACGGGCCAGAGCACGAACTGCTGTGGGTCTGCTTTAACACCGAAGATGGTCAATGCTGGTGCTGGCAAAACAGCAGAGTGCGAGCGACCCGCAATGTCATGATGGGACGGGTGAACCCGGAAAAGCCGGTGCGAACGAAGTTAAGCGAATACTCGTGCGCATCGAAGGACATTGAGGCCGGTATCGCTGAGTTGCGTGAACAGGCTGAGCGCATGCGGGGAACCGGATGAACGAACCCGGCGAGGCTACCCAGGATCAGGATCAGGAGGAGCACGAGACAAAACCTGTCATCGGCCTCAGCGACGATGACTTACTGCAGCGCTTGAAGGTGTGGGAGCGTGCTTCGCGCAATCATTCCTCGGAATGGCGAAAGGAAGCGCGTGAGGACTATGACCTGGTGTCCGGTGAGCAGTGGTCGGAGCAGGACAAGGTGGCGCTCCTCGATGAGATGAGGCAGCCGATCGTGTTCAATCGTACCGCGCCTATGGTCGATGCCGTAGTCGGTGCTGAAATCCTCAATCGCCAGACGGTGACATTCATCCCGCGCTCGGTCGGGCGGGTCAAAACGACGGAGCTCTTCACCGCAGCGGACGATTGGGTTCGCCAGCAATGCGACGCGGAGGATGAGGAATCCGATTCGTTCACCGATGCCGTGATCTGCGGCATGGGATGGACCGAAACCCGGATGTCCTACGATGACAACCCGGAAGGCAACATTCTGATCGATCGCATCGACCCGCTTGAGATCTGGTGGGACCCTGGCGCGAAGAAACGCAACATCGTCGATCGCCGCTACCATGTTCGGCGCAAGGGGTTTTCCCCAGACGAGTTCAAGAACCTGTTTCCCGATAAGTATGATCAGGTTGGCGCCTCGGCTTCATCCATGCCCGAGGATGACGCTTTCACCGACAACCGTCCGCCCTACGACAAATATCGCGAGGAGGGCTCGGATAGCGAAGCGCAGCGCAACAAGCTGATTTATGTGTCCCACTGGCAATGGTGGGACATGGAGGATTGTTTCACTGTCCAAGTGCCGCCGAGCCAGGGACAGCCGCAAGGCGGTGTGCGCTCCGTCAGCAGCGAAGAGTATCGCCAGATTGTCTTTCAATCGCTGACGCAAGGCCAGCAGCCGCCAAGCGCGGTGCGCGCCAGGCGCAAAGCGTATTTCGAGGCATTCATATCTGGCTATGTGGTGCTCGGCCGGCGCCGGCTCGACTGCGGGAATTTTACGCTCCACTGCATCACGGGCAAGCGCGACCGGAACAAAAACACGTGGTACGGCATGGTTCGCGCACTGCGAGATCCGCAGCGGTGGGCCAATAAATGGTTGAGCCAGATTCTCCACATCATCAACCACAATGCCAAAGGTGGCCTGATCTATGAATCGGGCACGTTCGCCAACCCGCAAAAAGCGTTCGAGGAATGGTCACGTCCCGACAGCATGACGGAGGTCAAGGCCGGCGCGCTGTCGCAGAACAAGCTGCAACCGAAACCACCAGCCACGTTTCCAGCCGGCCATGAAAAACTGCTCGAGTTCGCGATTACGTCAATGGCGCAGGTGTCCGGCGTCAACATGGAATTGCTCGGCCTGGTCGAGCGCGATCAACCGGGCGTTCTCGAGCAGCAGCGCAAGCGGAGCGGGTATGCAATCCTGGCCGTCTACTTCGACAGCTTGCGGCGGTATCGAAAGCTGCAAGCCCGCACGATGCTGCATTATATTCAGCATTACATTTCGGACGGGCGCCTGATCAAGATCAAGGGCGAGGACGGATACGAGCAATACGTGCCGCTATTCCGCCAGGCCGATGCGATCGAATATGATGTGATCGTTGATGAAGCCCCCATGAGCCAGAACCAGAAAGACCTGGTATGGGGCATGCTGCTGCAGATGTTGCCTATGCTCAAGCAGGCGCCGATCCCGCCGCAAGTGTGGGGCGAGCTCATCAAATACTCGCCGTTGCCGTCGAGCGTCGGCGACAAGCTGGCCGCTGCGATTAGCCAGCCAAATCCGCAGCAAGAGCAGATCAAACAGCAAATGGCGCAACTTGAGGTGCAGCACAAGGCGGCGCAGGTTCAAAAGGATCACACCGCCGGCGTGCTCAACATGGCTCGCGCGCACGTCGATATGCGCAACGCGCACGAACCGATGACGCCGACCGTACCGGAAGGTCAGCCCGATCCCGGCAATCCCTATGCCGAGCAGCAGATAGCCGAGGCTTCCATGCTGAAAGCGCAATCGGGAGCGGAGAAGGATCACGCCGCGGCCGTCGCCTCAATCGCGAGGGCACGCAAGGATCACGTGGCCGCTGAAATCATGCCGTTCGAGGCCGCAGCAAAGGCCAAAGCGGCAGCATTGAAGCGGACGCAAGGGCAACCAGCAAACGGGTAAACATGAATATAAAAAGAAGTGAGATCAGAGAAATAGCCGAGCTGGTATCTGTAGCCGAGATGGGCCTTTTACGCGCAGTTTCACTTTTGGATGGCCTAAAAAATACATTGGAGATTCCATTTCACCCCATCCGCGGGACGGACATTCAAGATGGGTGGAAAAGCGCCGGCTCTGCGTATCGAAAATTGATTAAGATGGCCGACGATATCGACAAGACGAACCAACAACCAGCAGAGTAAGCCATGGCAGACCGAGAAGCAGTTACGATCGATGCAGACGAGGCGCGGTATGCAGCGCTTGAAAAGGAAGTGCAGGCGTGGGGCGACGAGTCGGAAGAGGTAAAGCAGCCTGATCCGGCGCCGACCGAGGCGGCCAATGGCGCGGAACCGGGAAAGCCGGTTGACGAGGCCAAAAAGCAGCAGGAGCCGCAGAAGCAAGAGCGCTCCTATGAGGAGTTGGAGCGCAACTATAAGAACGTGCAGGGCGCGTTGACCGAATCTCGCTCTGAGTTCCGCGAGATGAAGCGCCAATTCGAGGCAATGCAGGAGTTCATTCGCGCCAACATGGCGTCGAAGAAGGAACCTGAGCCGCCGTTGACGCCGGAAGAAGAGCTCCACAAGTTTTTGACCGGACTTCACGAGGGTAACAAACGCACGCAAGCCGAGTTGGAAGCATTGAGGGCCGAGCGCGAGCACTCAGAGCAGATGCAAGCGCTTGGCCGTCGAGCCATGGCAGACGAGCAGGCATTTCATAAGCAGAATGCCGACTACTACGATGCTGCCAACTTCCTTGCGCAGAATCGTCTGTCCGAATTGTCTATGATGTTCCCCGACGACAGCCCCTACGCGCAGGACGCGGCGCGGAAAGCCGGCTTCCGTTCGGTGTCCGATTACCGCCAGTCGACGTTAATCAACGAACAGATCGGGATTGCAGGGCAAGCCTACGCTTATGGGCGCAATCCGGCCGAACTCATCTACGGCTTTGCCAAGGCCCGCGGATTCTCAGCCCGGCCAACGGCGAGCGCGGCCGAGCCCAAGGCCATGCAGCCCATCGATGCTGTCAAAGCCGGCCGCGAGGCGTCCATGTCGCTGTCGTCCGGTGCTGGCGGCGGCAAGGCACCCGATGACGTTTCGATCAACGACCTCGCCGATATGTTCCTCGAAGACCCGGAACAAGCCGAGCGGATGTGGGCCAAGATGCAGCGTAAGGGGCTGCTCGGCTAAGCGATATTCAGTAATCGTTGCTTGAAGCGTTTCGGCCCTCGGCGAGCCGTCAATCGCCTCTGCCCAGCTAGCGAGCGTCATCGCCAGCACGTTTCGGCTGCCCGAGCCGTCAATCGACGCAACTTCACCCCAACGCAATCTTTGGCATAGAGGACCATTGACCAATGGCAACGACGTTCTACGGGACAAATGCGCCCGAAGCCGTCAAGCTGTGGAGCCGCAAGCTCGCTCGGGAAGTCCGAAAGGCGACTTACATCGATAAGTTCATCGGTGAGTCCGCCGACAGCTTGATTCAGACCAAGACCGACACGCAGAAGTCCGCTGGCGACCGCATCACGATCACGTTGCGCATGCTGCTAACGGGTGACGGTGTTGTCGGTGACTCGACCCTGGAAAACAACGAAGAGTCGCTGCAGACCTATACTGATAACCTCATCATTAACCAGCTTCGCCATGCCGTGCGGAGCCAGGGCAAGATGAGCGAGCAGCGCATTCCGTTCCAGTACCGCGAAGAGGCCAAGGACGGTCTCGTGCAGTGGTGGGCCGAGCGCTACGATCAGACGTTCTTCAATCATATTTGCGGGTTCACGCCGGCAAATACGCAGACCACGACCGCGGGTGGCTCGCCGGGCACCGGCGGCACGGGTCCGGCCTATTACGGCGGCAATTCCATTTTGGCGCCATCCTTGAACCGGCAGCTTTGGCAGAACATCTCGGCTGCAAACACCAACGACCAGAGTTTAGGGTCGACCGATATCATGAACCTGTCGATCATCGACCGCGCGGTTGAAAAGGCCAAGACCGCGCAGCCGCTGATTCGCCCGATCATGTGGAAGGGCGACAAGTTCTACGTCATGTTCCTGCACCCCTATCAGGTGACGGACCTGCGCACGAACACGTCGACCGGCCAGTGGCTCGACATTCAGAAGGCGGCATTGACCGGCGGCCAGATCGCCTACGGAAGCCGCATTCAGGACGGTCTGACGACGGCGGATGGGCGGCCGGATAACAACGTAAACCCGATCTTCTCGGGTGCGCTCGGTGTCTACAACGGCGTGATTCTGCACGAAGCGTTCCGCGTGCAGCAGGGCGTCAATTCGTCGACGGGTGCTTCGATCTCGACTGTGCGCCGCGCGGTGCTGTGCGGCGCACAGTCCTGCTTCATCGGCTTTGGCCGGGAGAGCTCTTTCAAGGAAATGTCCTGGCAGGAAAAGCTGTTCGACTACGGCAACCAGCTCGGCGTAAAAGCCGGCGCGATCTTTGGTCTGAAGAAGGCTCAGTTCAATAGCCAGGACTTCGGCACCATCGTCGCGTCGACCTACGCCGCGTCGCACTCATAAAAGGACGTGACCCATGTCTATCGGTCGTATGGACGTCCATCAGATCGTCAACACGCTGATGGCCGTCGTGAACTACAACGATGCCAACGTGGCCAATGGCAATGTGTTCGGCACCTTGCCGAAGTATGCCACCATCGTTGGCATT